CCAAAAAAATGCCCCGGGGGGTCCTTTTAGGTTAACTTTTTACACTAAAAAAGTCTCAAGAACTATTCCGAAAGGAGTTGAAACATGGTAAGTAGGCGAAGAACTGAGTCAGAACCTCAGTCAAGTCCTCGAAAACGAGCCACAACTCCAGAGGGTCGGGAGAATCAGCTTGTTGCGTTGGCTATTGACGCTGCTGAAAAGCAATTGAAAGCTGGTACAGCATCTGCACAGGTGATCACACATTTTCTAAAGCTTGGATCTACTAGAGAACAGCTAGAACAGCAACGTTTAGCTGGCGAAAACGAATTATTGAGAGCTAAAGTCGATGCGCTTGCCTCCGCAAGTAGAATTGAAGAGTTAATAGGTAATGCTCTTAGTGCTTTCCGTTCATATTCTGGTCAAGATCCTGAGCAAGAAAGTGAAGATGATGCCGATTAGAACATATACTGATCTTAGTCGTATTCACACGTTTATTGACCGATATAGGTATCTTTCATTAAGAGGATCTGTCGGAGACAAGACCTTTGGATTCGATCGATGGATTAATCAAAAATTTTATACTTCAAGAGAGTGGCGACAAATTCGTCATAGCATAATCGCAAGAGATCTTGGCTGTGATCTTGGTATAGAAGGTTATGAAATTCATGATCGATTATATATTCATCATTTGAATCCGATGAGTATAGACGACGTTCGTCAAGGTGATAATTCGATTCTAGATCCAGAGTTCTTGATTACAACAACACATTCTACACACAATGCTATTCACTATGGTGATGAGAATCATCTACCACGAGAGCTTGTTGTTCGTAGATCCGGCGATACTAAATTATGGTAGAGATGAGGCACCATGACTGAGCCAATAGATCGCAACGAGAATTGGGTATTCGAAAAGTTCGGTGATGTCGGTTCTCAACCATCTGATAAAGTTGTAATTGATCCTAATGCAGAGCCAGCTCCAAACATCGAACGACCTTGTGGTGATGGAGTTAATGATGGTTAATATTTTGTGGGTTGGATATCCTCGATCATACACCCCTGGACGTCGCATGCGTATCATGGGTGTATGTTTGCATTACACTGCTGGCAGTGAAGGCCCAAATTCTGCCGAATCAGGTGCTGCATATGATAGAATTCGTTCTGATGGAACAAGCTGCCATCTCTTTACTGATTCTTTGGGACCAGCGTTGCGAGAGGTTCCAGATAGTGATCGTTCGCATTCTGCAAGATTCCATGCTAACGAAGTCTTTGTTCATGTAGAAATATGTGGAACAATTCAAACTAGAGCGGAATGGCTTGACGCGGTTTCTATTGCAACTCTTCGCACAACTGCTTCAGTGGTTGCGTATGAGATTCTGACACACGGTTTGCAGGCTCGTCGTATGACAGACGCAGAAGTACGTGCGGCATATTATGATAACGCAAATCCAAAAGCAGTTCGCGGAATTTGTGATCATGCAAACTGCACTCGTGCGTTCCCAGAAGATAGTGGCGACCATCTCGATGTTGGCACCGCATTTCCTTGGGACGTATTCATGGCAATGGTTCATCAAGAGCTTGAAGGGAGTACCAGCGTGCCGCCAAAGCTTTTTATTCTTAATGATTCAGCCCCGGCTAATAAGGTTTGTATCTCAGACGGTGCAACTTATCGTTGGTTGACTCCTGCTCAACTTGCTGATGTTCAAGCAGAGTGGGGTTTGGCGTTTCCTTCTCAACGAGTTACTCTCGCTCAAGCTGCTTCTAAGTTTGGACCAGATGTAGCGACGCTCTCTATCCCAGGCCCAGAAGGACCTCCAGGTCCAGCGACTCTAGTCCCTCACAATCACAAGTTTATGACCAATGGCGTTACTAGTGAAGCGGTTCCCGACTAATTGCTGAAGGAGGTGGTCCACATGGAGAACAGTATTCTCACAAGTGTTAAGAAGAATCTTGGAATTGATGCTAGTTATACTGTGTTTGATCTAGATATTATAACGCTAATTAACTCAGCCTTCTCCACTCTTAACCAGATTGGCATTGGTCCTGAGAATGGATACACGATCGAGGATGCCACTGCCATGTGGACTTCCTTTATTGGTACTAATGCTTTGCTTAATTCTGTAAAAACCTATGTTCATCTTAAAGTTCGTATTGTGTTTGATCCACCTTCAACTTCATATTTAGTCGATGCTTATCGTAAACAGATTGAAGAATTTGAATGGCGTCTTAATACAGTTCGTGAAGGAACTGATTGGGAATCACCAGAACCAGTATTGGTATTAGAAGGTTCTATTCTTGATGGAGGATCTCCTTAAGGAGGAGTAATGTCTACAACGTTCAAACTCCGGCGGGGTCTTGCTTCAGAATGGACTTCTGATAACCCTATCTTACGTGCGGGCGAGCCTGGGATTGAACTTGATACCAGTAAGATGAAAATTGGCGATGGAGTTACGTCTTGGAATGAACTTCCATATTATGTTACAAAGCCTTATGTGGATGCTTTGATTGAAGCAGCATTATCTGATATGGCTTTAGCAAGCCATAATCATATCTCAGGACCTCCGCCATTCGCTCTCACAGATGCTTCTGTAATTACAACAGATGCTAGTAATTCTAATTTTTTCCGAGTTACTCTTGGCGGAAATCGAATATTAGGAAATCCGAGTAATCCATCAGATGGTCAGAATGTTGTATGGGAATTTACTCAAGATGTAACTGGTAGTCGTATTCTTTCTTTAGACACAAAGTTTGCCTTTGGAACAGATCTTATTGCTATAACGCTAAGTACAATTCCTGAAACTATAGATTTTCTTGAAGCAGTTTATCATCTTAGTACTGATAGATGGTACATAAAGTCCTTTGCAAAGGGATTCTCTTAAAAAGGAGGTGTTAATATGGCTAATCTAACTGTCGTTGCAATACCGGAGCCAGACGATTATATTTGGAAGATTTCCCAACAAAAGATACCTCATCTTACGATTCTACATATTGCAGATTCTGAGAATCAAGGACGTATATTTGAATTTCTTCAGCATGTAGCAAATACTACCATGCATCGATTTGGTCTTAGTGTTGAACGAAGAGGCCTTCTTGGTAAAGATGATGCAGATGTTCTTTTCTTTAAGAAAAGCTATTGCAATCTACTTGAACAGGCAAGAAATTATCTTCTTCAAAACAATGACATTCGAAAAGCATTTGATTCAATAGATCAGTTTCCTGAGTGGACACCTCATATCACTTTGGGTTTTCCAGAGACTCCTGCGCATCCTGATACAAGAGATTATCCAGGAATTCATTGGATTAATTTTGATCGACTTGCATTATGGACCGGAGATTTTGAAGGACCAGAAATTCTACTCAAAGATGATCGGCGTTGGGAGGTGAGTATGAGCAATAAGATCGATGAATTCTTGGAACACTTTGGCATAAGAGGTATGCGTTGGGGCGTTCGGAATAAATCAAAATTGGGCTCAGATGGATCTACTGATTTTCAAACTGCAAGAACGGCCGCCAAGAAAGCGAAGAAGGGCGGCGCTAAGTCACTTAGTAACGCTGAACTACAAAATCTTATTAACCGAATGAATCTGGAACAGCAATACGCTCGAGTAGTTCCTCCTTCAACAGGAGCTCGTATTGCTAAATCGGGCGGGAAATTTGTTGGGGACGTTCTTATTAGTGTAGGTAAAGCGCAAGCAACTAAGTTGGCAAACGATCAAGCAACAAAATTGATTGCAACGATCTTAAAGTAATAGAGAGGAGGATTAGCGATGGCGTTATCGAATAAAGCAGTACCGATTTATTACGGCATGTTTCGTGAGTCGGTATTGCGCGGTGAGATTCCGGTAAACCGAGAAATCTCCTTAGAGATGAACCGCATCGATGCGTTGATTGCTAATCCATCATTCTATTACGATGATCAAGCGGTTGAAGGTTTTATTCGTTATTGCGAGAATGAGTTAACTCTTACTGACGGTAGTGATTTGTATTTACTTCCATCGTTCAAGCTTTGGGCCGAGCAAATCTTTGGATGGTGGTATTTTGTTGATCGTCAAGTTTACCAACCAGGAAAAAATGGACGTCCAGGACGATATGTAAAAAAAACTATAAGAAAACGGCTTACAGTAAAACAGTATCTTATCGTCGCTCGAGGCGCAGCTAAGTCGATGTATGCGTCTTGTATTCAAAATTATTTCTTGAATGTAGACACATCAACAACGCATCAGGTCACTACTGCGCCAACGATGAAACAAGCCGACGAAGTTATGTCTCCGATTCGTACGGCGATTACTCGGTCAAGAGGACCTCTGTTTAAGTTCCTTACTGAGGGTAGTTTACAGAATACTACGGGTAATAGATCTCTTAGACAGAAGTTGGTTTCAACTAAAAAGGGCATTGAGAACTTTCTAACCGGTTCTTTGATCGAAGTTCGTCCAATGTCGATTGCTAAACTCCAAGGTCTTAGACCTAAGATCTCTACCATCGACGAATGGTTATCTGGAGATCTTAGAGAAGATGTTGTTGGAGCCGTTGAGCAAGGTGCTTCTAAACTTGATGATTGGCTTATCGTCGCAATTAGTTCAGAAGGAACTGTTCGAAATGGTTCCGGTGATACAATCAAAATGGAACTCGCTACAATTCTTAAAGGTGAGTATGTAGCACCACATATTTCCATTTGGCATTATAGACTTGACGAGCTTGAAGAAGTTAGCACTCCGGCCATGTGGCCTAAGGCAAACCCTAACATTGGTCTTACCGTTTCATACGAAACGTATCATCTCGATGTCGAAAGAGCAGAAAAAGCCCCGGCATCTCGTAATGATATTCTAGCAAAACGTTTCGGCATTCCAATGGAAGGCTACACATACTTCTTTACTTATGAAGAAACTCTACCTCATCGCTCTAGAGAGTTCTGGGAAATGCCTTGCGCGCTAGGCGCGGACCTGTCTCAAGGTGATGACTTCTGTGCGTTTACGTTTCTATTCCCGGTTAGGGAAGGATTCGGTGTTAAGACGCGAAGTTATATAACCTCGCTCACGCTTATGAAGTTACCTGGGGCTTTAAGAGCTAAGTACGAAGAGTTCATTAATGAAGGAAGCCTTCACGTACTCGAGGGAACCATTCTCGATATGATGGAGGTTTATGATGATTTGGATCGATTCATTCAAGAAATGAATTATGATGTCCGAGCTTTTGGATTCGATCCATATAATGCAAAAGAGTTTGTTCAAAGGTGGGAAGCGGAAAATGGGCCTTTTGGAATTGAAAAAGTTATTCAAGGTGCTAGAACTGAATCAGTACCTCTAGGTGAACTTAAGCATCTTTCTGGGCAACGACAGTTGCTATTTGATCAGTCTTTGATGACGTTTGCGATGGGTAACGCAATTACCATGGAAGATACGAATGGCAACAGAAAATTGTTGAAGAAACGTTACGGGGAGAAAATTGATAATGTTTCTGCCATGATGGATGCTTTAGTAGCTTATAAGATTCATAAAGAGGCATTTGAATAATGTTATTTGGACAGGAGGTGTTTAATGACTGATAAGGTTAAGCTTAATCCTGAAGAATTCTTGGCTCATCTTGGTGTTAAGGGTATGAGATGGGGAACTCGAAAACAAAATCCTACTGGGTCTGAAATTAAAGGGGCTCGTACAAGACAAGCCGAAAGACATGTGGCTGTAAGAACTGCAAAGACACCAAGTGCCCGAAATAAAGCGTCTAAAGATGTTACGACCAATGAAGATCGAGTAACTGCGTCTCGTATGACAATAGGTGAGAAAATTGTAGCAACTATGCTTGGAGGTCCTGTTGGCTTAATTGTCATTTCTCGTAATAAGAGTTTTGTTAAAGGTGTATCGAAAAAGACAGACGCAGCAAGAGATATAAAACAATAAATAAGGAGAAATGCCAATGTCGGAGAACCAGATCGTTAAGCAGGCTGTAGTAGTTACTCAAGGCGCCCCAAAGGTTAATCAGCAGATGGAGAAGATCGCTCTATTCAATGAAGCTGGATCGCCAGCTCTCGCTCTTACTTTTGAAACGCTTCCCACCGGCGACGACGTTCTTCTTACTGGATATGTGTCTGGTGATGTTGTTGATGTGGAATCGACTGATACTGTTAATGAGGCTATTGCAAAGGTCGAAGCTAAGGCTGATACCCCGGATAGTGGCGCTGAAGTTATTTTGACGGGATATGTTCTTGGTTCTGCCGTTGATATTGCAGCCACTGACACAGTTAATCAAGCCCTAGGTAAGGTTCAGGCTCTGCTTTATAACTTGATCTCCCGAGTGGAAGCACTTGAGGCGTAATTTCCTTCCTGGATTGATTCTTCTTCCTGGAAAGGAGGTGAAACATGGCTATATTCTCGCGTCTCCTGCATGCGTGGAATGTTTTTAGCAGTAAGACTTCGGAGAATCATAGAACAGATGGCGGAGTTGGTTACGGAACGCGTCCTGATCGAGTAAGACTCCGTATTGCTAATGAGCGTTCTATCATATCCGCGATTTATACTCGTCTTGCGATTGACGCTGCTTCTGCTGAGCTTCGTCACGTTCGCCTCGATGATGAAGGACGCTATTCTGAGGATATTAAAAGCGGACTGCAGGATTGCCTTACTGTCGAATCTAACATCGACCAAGCCGCTCGGCACTTCCGTCAGGACATATTTATGAAGTTGTTTGATAAAGGAACTGTGGCAATTGTTCCTGTCGATACAACTATCGATCCAATCAATGGTGGATTCGACATAAAGAGTATGCGTGTTGGTGAGATTATTACCTGGATGCCAACAAAAGTTCGTGTTTCTCTTTATAACGAAGCTAAGGGTCTTTTAGAGCAGATCACTGTTGATAAAAAGTATGTTGGAATTGTAGAGAATCCAATGTACATCGTTATGAACGAACCAAGTTCTACTCTACAACGACTTATTCGTAAACTTAATTTGCTAGATGCGGTTGATGAACAAACTAGTTCTGGAAAACTAGATATCATCATTCAACTTCCCTATACTATTAAGTCTGAAGCTCGTAGACTAGCTGCTTCTCAACGTCGAGTGGATCTAGAACATCAACTTAGTGGTAGTAAGTACGGCATTGCTTATATCGATGGCACTGAGAAGGTTACGCAGCTTAATCGACCTGCAGAAAACAATCTTCTTAAGCAAGTCGAATACTTAATGAACATGCTTTATGCACAACTTGGTTTGACGGCCGATGTTATGAATGGCACAGCCGACGAGAAGGCCATGCTGAACTATAATAATCGAACTATCGAACCTCTAGTTACTTCTGTGCTTGAGGCTATGCGTAGAGCCTTTCTAACGAAGACTGCTCGATCGCAAAGACAGTCCATTATGGCATTCCGAGACCCATTCAAGTTAGTTCCAATTAGTGAAGTCGCTGAAATTGCCGATGTGTTTACTCGAAACGAGATTGCATCAGCGAATGATATGAGAACTGCTATTGGATGGAAGCCTTCAAAGGATCCAAAGGCTGATGAACTCCGAAACAGTAATATGCCGGATGAGAATCCAAATTCGTCGGAGCCAATTAATTCGATAACAACGAACAAGGAGGGGAACAGTCAAAATGGAAGCTGATTTTAGTGGTTATGCTACCAAGGCTGATCTCAAGTGCGCCGACGGTCGAACCATTACTGCTGAAGCGTTCAAGCATATGGACGGTATGCAGGTTCCGCTAGTTTGGCAGCATGGTCATGATAATCCAGAAAATATTCTAGGACACGCTATTCTAGAAGCTGTTGGCGATGGTGTTCGTGCTAATGGTTTCTTCAATAATACACCTCATGGTCAAACGACTAAAGCTCTTGTTGAACATCGCGATATCACAGCCATGTCCATCTTCGCTAATGGTCTAGTAGAGAAAGTAGTCGGCAAGAGTAAGCAGGTTCTTCATGGCATCATTCGAGAAGTTAGTCTTGTGGTTTCCGGTGCTAATCCTGGCGCACTCATTGATTTTGTAGCAGTTCAACATGATGACGGTGAAATTCAGAATCTTACAGATGAAGCAGTCATTTACACAGGTCTAGATATAGAGCTTTCTCACGCAGCATCTTCTAGTCTTACACTTCAAGATGTTTATAACACTCTTACTGAAGAGCAGAAGAATGTCGTGCATTACATGGTGGCTGCTGCTCTTGACTTTGAAACGCCCGGAAATTCAATGGGTCAGTCAGCTACTCAAACTGATAATGCCGAGTCTACTGAAGGCGAAACCGCCGAAGTAACCACAACCGAGGGCAACCTCACCCATCAGGAAGGAACCACCACCGTGTCGAAGAACGTCTTCGAGCAGAACGGCACGTCGCAGGGTGACGGCCCAGTCCTCACTCACTCCGACATTAAGGGAATCTTCGAATCGGCTCAGAAGAATGGGTCGATGAAGGGTGCCCTTGAGGAGTATGCTCTAGCTCATGGGATCGACAACATCGAGTTGCTTTTCCCGGACGCCAAGGCGATCACTGATCGACCTGAATGGGATAAGCGTCGGACGGAGTGGGTCGCGAACGTACTCACCAACACGCATAAGACTCCATTCTCGAAGATCAAGACTTTGTCGGCTAATCTGACGCTGGACGAGGCTCGCGCGAAGGGTTATGTTAAAGGCACTTTGAAGAAGGAAGAATTCTTCGCTGTTTCTACTCGATCGACTGGTCCGACAACGATCTACAAGAAGCAGAAGCTGGACCGCGACGATATCATCGATATTCAGGACTTCGATGTTGTGGCTTGGCTGTGGGGTGAAATCCGAATCATGCTCGAGGAGGAACTCGCTCGCGCGATTCTGATCGGTGATGGCCGTGAAGTCGACGACGAGGATAAGATCAAGGACCCGGCGGCTGCGGCTTCTGGTGATGGCATTCGTTCGATTCTTTATGACCATGACTACTACGCAATGACCTTCTATGTAAATTTGGATGACGCGTCCTCCAGCTACACCGAGTTCGTTGACGCCATGATTGAGAATCGTCGTTACTACAAGGGCACGGGAATGCCGACGATGTACACCACCGAAGTGGTGATCGGTAAGTTCCTAACTCTTCGTGATGCTGTTGGTCGTAGGGTTTATCGGACTCTGGATGAGCTTGCGTCTGAGCTCCGAGTTTCTTCTATTATTCCGGTTGAGGTGATGGAGAACGAGACTGACGTTCTTGCAATCGTTGTTAATCTTCAGGACTACAACGTTGGTACCAACCGTGGTGGAGAGATCACGCAATTTGATGATTTCGACATCGATTACAACCAATACAAGTACCTGATGGAGACTCGTCTGTCTGGAGCTCTTACTAAGATCAAGTCGGCCATGATCTTCAAGAAGGTTGCTTCTACGGGTGTTCTTACAGTTCCGAATGCTCCTACTTTCGTTTCTAGCACAGGTGTTGTTACGATTGTTGCTACTACCGGTATCGTTTACAAGAACAAGGCTACTGGTGGTACGTTGTCTACCGGTGCGCAGTCGGCTCTTGCAGCTGGCGCTAGCGTGACCGTTGTTGCTACGCCTGCATCGAGTTCGTATTACATTGCCAACAACGTCACCGATGAGTGGACCTTCACTAGGGACGACGCATAATTTGGGGGTAGTACCCGATGAAATTTCATGGAGCAATCGGGTACGGAGAATCAACTGAGACCTCTCCTGGAGTTTTCGAGGATATCATTACTGAGTTAACATATTTTGGTGATGTTATTCGTAATACTCGAAAACTCCAGGAGGGCGATCAAGTTAACGATGATATTTCAGTTCAAAATTCGATTAGCATTGTTGCTGATGCCTACGCCAACGATCACTTCTTTGCCATTCGTTATATTTTCTGGCAGGGTGCACGGTGGAAAGTCACGGAAGTGGAAGTTCAACGACCCCGTCTTATATTGAGGCTGGGAGGTATCTACAATGGGAACACGGCTTGAGTTGCAATCACTTTTTGAGACGTTGACTTCTAATGTATATTTTCAGCCTCCCGACGGATTATCGATTGAGTATCCATGTATCGTATACAAACGTGATAAAATGGATGTCACCTTTGCTAACGATTCTCCATACCGTCTAACTACACGATATTTGGTTACGATAATCGATCGAAACCCTGATAGTATTATTATTTCTCTGATCGCTAATCTACCGATGTGTCTCTATAATAGAGGATATGCGGCAAAGAATCTAAATCATGACGTATTCAATCTCTACTTCTAAGGAGAAGTAAACATGACGAGTCTCGTCTGGGACACCGTCGGAGAGCGGTTCTACGAAACCGGCTGCGATCACGGAGTTCTGTACCGAATTAACCCTAGTGGTGTCTATGACACTGGTTTTGCTTGGAATGGCTTGGTTTCTGTAACTGAGTCGCCTACTGGTGCCGAATCTACCAAGACTTATGCCGATAACATTCCTTATCTGAATCTCATCTCCCTCGAGGAGTTCGAGGCCACTATCGAGGCCTATACTTATCCAGACGAATTTGCTGAATGTGATGGCTCAGCACAACCTGAGTCTGGTGTTCTGATTGGTCAACAGCCACGAAAGTTGTTCGGTCTGTCTTATCGAACGCGAGTTGGCAACGATCTTGAGGGAACTGAGCTCGGTTATAAGCTGCATTTGGTTTGGAACGCCTTCGCTGCGCCTTCGGAGAAGGGTTTCAATACAATTAATGACTCGCCTGAGGCCATCACCTTCAGTTGGGATCTGACCACTACACCAGTTTCGATGACTGGATACAAGCCGACGGCTAGTATGACGATCGATAGCACTAAGGTCGATTCAACGGCGTTGGCTACTCTCGAAGCGATGATCTATGGCGGAGTAGGTGTTGATCCTTTGCTTCCGACGCCAGACGATGTGCTTGCCGTATTCGCCGGTTCTGTAACCGAAACGGCCATGCCTACTCCTCCGGCATACAACTCGACGACCGACATTGTTACCATCCCAACCATTACTGGTGTCGTCTACTACACGGATGCTGATGGCACACTTCCTTCGGGTGCATATGGCCCAATCACAGAGAATGTTCTTATCAAGGTTCGTCCGGCCACTGGTTACAAGTTCCCGGCTGGATCGGACGACGATTTCTTGATCGTCTTCGTGTAGTTCGTTCTAAAATAGAAAGGAGGCCAGAGATGCTTCAGATCTTTGTTACTATGACGGAAGCTTTCAATGATGAAACTAATGAATTCGTTCCTCTGACTAATTTTGTCTTAGAGATGGAGCATTCTCTGGTCTCTCTATCAAAATGGGAGTCTTACTATAAGAAACCCTTTTTAAATAGAACTGAAAAGACTTCTGAGGAAACACTTTATTATATCAAAGCTATGGTTTTGTCTCCGGAGGTTTCCCCGGAGGTCTTTTCACATTTGTCTAAAGAGAATATTAGACAGATTAATGAATACATTAGTGACACTATGACGGCTACAACATTCATTGAGCATGGTGTCCAGAAGATGAGTAGAGAAGGAATTACAGCAGAACTTATATACTACTGGATGATAGCACTAAACATTCCGTTCGAATGCCAATATTGGCATCTCAATCGACTTTTGACCTTGGTTAAAGTATGTAATCGCAAGAATTCACCATCGAAGAAGATGAGTCGTCGTGATATGCTTGCGCAACAGCGTTCGTTGAACGCAGAACGTCGAGAAGCCCTGGGTACAAGAGGCTGAGAGGATTGCCTTATGACTAGAATCGTTTGGGATGACTCCGGTTCTCGTATTTATGAAACTGGTGTCGATCGAGGTGTTTTATCGGTAAACGGTGATCCAGGAGTTCCTTGGTCTGGTCTTAGTTCTATTGTTGAGAATTTAAGAGGAGAAGATACTCGAGCTTTCTATTTGGATGGTGACAAGTATCTACAAGTTACTTCTTATGAAGAGTTTGAAGCTAACATATCGGCTTTTACTTATCCAGAAGAATTCGAAAAGTGCGAAGGAACTTATAGAGTTCGGTACGGCCTTAATGTATCTCAGCAAAAGAAGAAGAAATTTAATCTTTCTTATAGATCTTTTATAGGAAACGATTTGGATGGTCTAAGTTATGGTTATAAGATTCATATCATTTATAATGCAATTGTTAGACCATCGTCAAGAACTTATGCTACTGTAAATCCAAGTACAAGTCCAATGTCATTTAGTTGGGATTTAACAACACTACCATCCAATGTGAGCGGTTACAAGAAATCTGCTCATGTAATTATAGATTCTCGATTAACTAACGAAGCAACTCTTTCTGCTATTGAGTCTACCATATATGGCGATGAAGGCAGCGACTCTAGAATACCAACAATAGAAGAACTAGTTGAAATTTATGAAGAAAATGCAACTCTTCGTGTAATCGAAGAAGATGGCGTAGCAACAATAATTGGGCCAGATGAAATAGTAGTAGAACTAGATGCAGATAGTTATTCTATTACTTGGCCGTCCGTTGTAGGTATTAGTGCTAACGTCTATGAAATAAGTTCTCAATAATAAGGAGCTATTATGGCTACTGTCGAGGTATACACCAAAGCTAGTATAGACACTGCCTTGGCAGGAAAAGCCTCAATTTCTCATGCGGCTACACATGCTAGTGCTGGTTCTGACCCAATTACTATCGCTCAGTCGCAAGTAACAGGTCTAGTTGCAGCCCTAGATGCAGGTATGCAAGAAGGCGATTTGTTTGTCAATGTTAAGGATTATGGCGCTGTTGGTGATGATTCTACCGATGATTATGCAGAGATTACTGCTGCAATCGCCGCATGTCCGCGAGGAGGAACAGTTTTCTTTCCTCCGGGAAAATATAGGATTTCTCAGCAAATTACGGTTCCTCCTAGGACAACTCTTCAAGGAACTCATGCTCCTCGATGGCCTCAATATGCCAAGGAACCAACTGGTATATCGTCGTGTATTAAACCTACAGCATCGGCATTCACTTCTAACGCTATTATTCGAATCATAGATGATACTGCAGGTGGATATACTGAGACCTATACAAGCGCTATTCGTTTAATTGATATTACTCTTGATGGTGAAGATCTCGACGGTGCGGGCTCCAACCCCATCGATGGAATTTATTCCACCGGAGAAGTTATCGATGTTTCACTGCATCGTGTTTGTATTCATAACATGAGTGGCAATGGCGTTCATACGGATACCAATGCCACTGGACATCCTAAGGGTTGGGTGTTTGACGGAAGTTATATGCAGTCAAGCGCAGGCTATGCTTATAAGCATGAAAATACTGGTGCAGCATCATTTGCTATAACAGATGCGACTTATATTGGTTGTTGGGGTGGCGCCAATGAAGGTGGTGGTTGGTACTGGTCTTCAGTTCTCTCTGCCGATCTCATTTCTTGTCGATCTGAGTTTAATACGGGTCATGGATATGAAGTTTATGGTTCTTCACGTATTCGTTTTATTAACTGTGATACTGATCGAAATACAAAAGACGGTTTTCATATAGAGTCTAAAGGCTCTGGTGTAAGATCTGTTCAGCTAGTAGGTTGTATTGCTAATCGAGACGGCGCCAATGATGATGTTACTCCTGCGGGATACGCTGGATTTAATATTCTAGGTGCTACTGGTGGAGGCAGCAATAACCATAATCCAGTAACTATGGTTGGTTGTGTAGTAAATACCAATCGAAATGATGCTGGTGCAGGAATCTATAGTCCAGATTATGGTTTGAAGATTTCTTATGCTCCCCAGATTAGCACTTCTGGTTGTCATTTCAACGGCACTGTGGCATCGATCCTAGATAATCAGAGTCAACTTTGTTATGATAACACTACTAGGTTCAATGTTACAAATCCATCAACTGGAACTGTAACATTGGAGCAAGCTAATACTCATCGCATCATTGGTTTGACCGCCACAAATCGTGATATTGAGTTCTGGACTTCTACTTCTGGTAAGCGATGGGTTGTTAGAGCTTCATCAACCACCGAGGCTGGAAGTAATGCTGGGACTAACTTTAATATCAATCGTTATGACGACGCCGGTGTCAGTATAGATACACCATTCAGTATTGATAGAGCTACGGGCGTTGTGTCATTGACTACAGGACTTAAACTTGCATCTCTTACTTCTGATCCATCACCTACGCCCAATAGCGGTTCTGTTTGGTATCGCTCGGATACAGGAGAATTGCGTGCAAGAATTAATTCATTAAACGGCACACTGCATCAAGGAATTAAAGCTACCGCTACTCTAGACTTTAGTTCAATTGCTGCTGGCGCAACTTCCGAATTGACTATTACAGCTACTGGTGCGGCTACTGGCGATCCAGTATCAGCTGGTCCACCGTCAACTCTAAATACTGGTCTTAACGTGACTGTTTATGTGTCAGCAACAAACACCGTAACTGTTAGACTGCATAACAGCACAGGTTCAGCAATTGACCCGGCAAGTTCTAGTTGGTCAGTGATGGTGCATAAATAGGTCTTTTGGAGGAGTCTGATGTTTTATATTGAATCAAAAGGCTCCTTTAAAAGAACCGAGTCTTTTCTTAGAAACGCTTTACGTAATGATCAAATATTAGGTATTCTAAATCATGGAGGCTTAAGAGGCGTATTAGCATTACGTCTTGCGACACCAGTTGATACCGGGAAAACCGCTAATTCTTGGGATTATGAAGTAAAGAAAGTCAAAGGCGGTTATACGCTAACCTTCACTAATTCTGATTTGGAAAACGGTTTTCCTGTGGCAATAATGTTGCAATATGGGCATGGAACAGGCTCCGGGGGTTTTGTTCAAGGAATAGACTACATAAATCCGGCAATTCAGCCTATATTTGACCAATTGTCAGCAGAGGTTTGGGAGGCGGTGATCGCAGCATGAGCAACAGCGTAGAAGATCGTGTTGTCAGTATGAAGTTTGACAATGCTCAGTTTGAAAATGGAATCAGGACGACTCTCGCATCGCTGGACGCCCTAAATAAGGGTTTGAAGCTCGAAGGCGCCACCAAAGGCCTCACCGATCTTAGTTCTGCAGGAAAGAATGTACATCTAGAACATATTGCTAGCGCTGTTGATGGAATTGCTCAGCGTTTTCAATCGATGTCGATCGTTGCAATAACAGCATTAACAACGATTGCTCATCAAGCAATAACAACTGGCGCTAGTCTAGTTAAATCTCTTACGATCGATCCGCTTAAGAGTGGTCTTACTGAATATGAGACCAACCTAAACTCAATTCAGACTATTCTAGCGAACACTCAAGCGGCGAATGTTGGTCTAGAACAGGTAAGTGCGGCTCTCCAAGAGCTAAATCTATATTCTGATCAGACCATTTATAACTTCTCTGAGATGGCTCGGAATATCGGTACCTTTACTGCTGCTGGTGTAGCTCTGACGCCTGCTGTGGCGGCTATTAAAGGTATCGCTAACCTTGCAGCTCTATCAGGGTCTAATTCGATGCAGGCCGCTACGGCCATGTATCAGCTATCTCAAGCGATTTCTTCGGGGACAGTCAAATTAATTGACTGGAATTCGGTTGTCAATGCTGGTATGGGTGGTACTGTTTTCCAACGTGCCTTGGCACAAACAGCTATAGTAATGGGGAAACTTAGTAAAGGCGCAGTAACTCTTTCTGGAGATATGAAAACCGTCAAAATTGATGGCGATGCATTTCGTAACTCTCTTGAAAAAGGTTGGCTCACTGCTGACGTCTTGACTAAGACTCTTTCCCAGTTCACTGGAGACCTGAAAGACGCCGAACTAGCCGCAATGGGTTTCAATGCGACTCAGATTGCCGCGATTCAGAAGCAAGCAGCGACAGCCAAGGCTGCAGCCACTGAGGTTAAGACCATAACACAGCTTATGGGTGCTCTTCGTGAGTCCGCTGGTTCTGGTTGGGCTAAGACTTGGGAACTTATATTCGGTAACTTTACCGAAGCAAAAGAATTGTTTTCTTCAGTTTATCGATCTCTAAATGATACCATTGGTGGAATTGCCGACGCCCGAAATAATCTTTTAGAAGGATGGAAAGATCTTGGTGGTCGTACAGTTCTTATTGAAGCGTTCACATATGCAATTAACGCTCTCGGTGAGATTATTACACCAATTCGTTTAGCATTTAGAGATATATTTCCTGCAGCTACTGCAGAACAATTGTTTAAGATAACAGTTAGTATTCGAGATTTCTTTTATAGTTTAAAGCAAGGCGAAGGTACGATGGCAAATATGCGTCGTACTTGGGCTGGGGTCTTTGCTGTTCTTGGTATTGGTTGGGAAGTTGTTAAGCAAGTTGCTCGAGTATTCTTCGAACTATTCGGTGTAGCCACCAAGGGTTCGGGGGGTATCCTTGAATTCACTGGAAGTATTGGTGATTTCTTAGTAGCATTGCATTCTGCTATTAAGAATGGTGATGATCTTACACATTTCTTTGATAATTTAGGTCGAATTTTAGTTCTTCCTATTAAACTTTTGAAGGTTTTGGGAAATCTTCTCGGCAAAGTGTTCGCGAATGTTGATACAGAAGCTGCAGCTCAAGGCGTTGTTGATTTTATTGCAGGAATCAACCCAATGGAGAGACTTGCTGATGTCATAGTCTCTTCTTGGACTAAAGTTATTAGTTTATTTGGAGATATTTTCAAATTATTTGCTCCTCTTTCAAATAAACTAGCCAGTTGGTTCCGTGATATTAGCAGTGCAATTGGCGGTATTAACTTTGATTCAATTCTTAAGATCATAAACACCGGAGCCTTGGCAACATTTGTATATTTGTTCCATAAAATGGCTAGTAACAATGGAATATCGGGCATTATAAGTGGGCTTACGTCTTCGCTAAGTGCTATGCAGCACGCATTGAATGCTGCAGCCTTGCTAGAAATTGCTATCTCTCTTGGAGTTCTAGCTATTGCTATTCTAGCACTATCAAAGATTGACGCTGAGGCGTTGGCAAGAGCAATGTCTGCTATTGCTATTATGTTTACTCAGTTACTTGCTGCCATGGCGATTCTTACAAAAATGCCTAGTACGAATGTTATCAAGATTTATATCATGGCGGCTGCCATGACTGTTCTAGGAATTGCAATTAATATTCTAGCGTTAGCGGTTAAACAGCTATCCGATCTTAGCTGGGAAGAACTTGCTAAAGGTCTTGCCGGAACAGTCGTTCTTCTTACTGCACTAATTGCTGCCGCTAATGTAATGCCAGATTCTGGAAAGATGATAGCCACAGGGTTAGGTCTTCTTATTCTATCTGCGGCAATACGTGTGCTTGTTACATCAGTTCAAGCTCTTTCAGGTATGGATTGGGAAGAACTGTCTAAGGGTCTTACTGGGGTCGCCGGCCTTCTTGCGGCACTAACTTTATTTACCAGGTTCGCTCAAGCAAACGCAACAGGAGTTCTTGCTGGAGCTGGCATTGTTCTATTAGCTGTGGGAATCAAAATTCTAGCTAGTGCTGTTATGGATTTGTCTAGTATTTCTTGGGAGAATATCGGAAAGGGCATGGCTGTCCTAGCCACAAGTCTTGCTCTTATTGGTGCTGCTCTTTATCTTATTCCTCCTACAGCGCCTATAACAGCTCTAGGTATCATAATAGTGGCGCAAAGTCTTGCCATTCTTTCCGAAGCAATCCAAGCCATATCGGGTATATCTTGGGAGAATGTTGGTAAGGGTATGGCTGTCCTAGCGACTAGCCTTGCTCTTATTGGTGCTGCTCTATATTTGATTCCTCCCACAGCGCCTCTTTCTGCAGCAGGCGTTCTCATAGTTGCATACGCCGTAACCATCCTCGCCAAAGCTATTGAGTCTATGGGAAACATGGACTGGGGACAAATTGTAAAAGGTCTTGTAACTCTTGCTGGAGCATTGGCTATTATTTCTGGCGCAATGTATCTCATGACTGGAGCACTTCCAGGAGCTTTAGCTCTACTAATTGTTTCTGGTGCTCTACTTACGTTGTCCACAGTTCTTAAGATCCTAGGTAACATGGAATGGGGCGAAATTGTTAAAGGCCTTGTCGCTCTTGCTGCTGTGTTTGTTGTCCTTGGCGTGGCTGGCGCTATACTGGGTCCAGTTGTCCCTGTTCTTCTCGGGCTTGGTCTTGCTATCGCTCTCATTGGCGGTGGTCTAGCTCTAGCTGGTTCTGGTGTGTTCTTATTTGCAGCTGGTCTTACTGCTCTTAGCGTCGCTGGAGCGGCTGGTGCTGCTGCTATTGTAGCAATTATTAGCGCTGTTATTGGACTAATACCAGCGTTGGTGCAGCAAGTTGGTATAGCTCTATTGCTTCTTGTGGATGTTCTTATAGAAGGCGTTCCAAAGATCGTAGAACTTATTATCTCACTTATCTTGCAGTTATTTGATGGTCTTGACAAGATTCTTCCAAAGCTGGCTGAGATAATTGTCAAGCTAATTATATTGATCCTTGTTATTCTTGAGACTGCTGTGCCTCGTATGGCCGAAGCTGGCCTAAAGATTCTAATAGGCGTACTCGAGGGCATACGTAATAACATAGGTAAGGTTGCTAAGACTGTAAGCGAGATCGTTGAGAATTTCCTCCGTGCTTTGGGTAATTCTGTGCCAAAGGTCATTCAAGCCGGAGTAGATATGATCTTAGGTTTCATACGTGGTATGACTAAGGCAATTGATCAAAATTCTGAAGCACTAGGCAAGGCCGGTGGAGATCTAGGTATAGCCATTGTTAAGGGTATGATAAAAGGACTTAATGCCGGTATTGGTCAAGTTGCTAATGCTGCTAAGAATGTTGCTAAATCTGCTCTTAATTCAGCGCTTGATTTCCTTGGTATTGCCTCGCCTTCTAAAGAATTTGAAAAGGTTGGAAAATATTCTAACGAAGGTTTTGCTCTAGGTCTTGATAAGTATGCTTATGTTGTTAAGAGATCTGCTGAGAATCTAGCAACTGATACTCTAGATACGCTAAAAGATTCACTTAGAGATTTGTCTTCGGTAGTCGGTGAAAACGTCGATCTTACTCCCACAATAACCCCGGTTCTAGATCTTTCTGTTGTTAAACGGACTTCTAAAGAATTGTGGTCTATGATGGATGTAAAGCCGATTCGAGTGGATGGATCATATTCTTCAGCTAGAGAAGCAGAAGCATCTATTCAAGATAGCCAAGATCAAACGACTACTCAGCAAGACAATGGCTCTGGAGATACGTTCAACTTTACGCAGAATAATACATCGCCAAAAGCTTTGTCTACTGCGGATATTTATCGCAACACTAAGAACCAATTGTCTACAGCGAAGGGGGTGCTAACCACATAATGCTTACCAAGGTTGAAGTAAGATCTACTCTTGGAAATCTCTTAACACTTGAGCTTGCAGATGACTCTGATGGCTTGTTACTTGAGAATATTGAGGGATTAGACCCAGTTAAGGCGACCTTAGTATCGTCTTCCTCCGCTACTCTTGACGGAGCACGTTATCAATCTAGTCGACGTGAGACTCGAAATATAATAATCACGTTGACTCTCCAGCCTGATTATATCACTACATCGGTTCGAGATCTTCGTCGAAATTTGTACAATTTCTTCATGCCAAAATCTGAATTAGGTCTTCGTTTCTTTTTAGAAGACGATTTAGTCGTGGATATTTCAGGGCGGGTGGAGTCGTTTGATTCCACCCTCTTTGCTAAAGATTCCAAAGTTACTATATCATTGATTTGCTATGATCCAGATTTTGTTGAGTTGGAGTCTCTGGTAGTCGAAGAAAATACGGTTGATGATACAACTGAATTCCTTATTGATTATAATGGATCTGTTGAAACCGGAATAATCTTCAGACTTCTTGTAGATCGAACTATCGATGAGTTTACTATATATCATCGGCCTGGTGACGATCAAGTAAGAACTCTTGATTTCTCTACAGAACTTCTTGCTGACGACGTTCTTACAATTAATACCAATGTTGGAAATAAAGCCGTAACTCTTACCAGGTCTAGTACAGATAGTTCTGTTCTATATGGTATGTCCCCACAATCTAACTGGATAGAGCTCCTTCCCGGCCCAAATTATATTCGAGTTTTTGCAGAAGGTGCTGCGATTCCATTTACAATCGAATATCTTACTAGGTATGGAGGGCTGTAATGGAGATGTATATCCTTGACAGCCTTTACCGTCGCGTTCAAGTTGTAGACAATTACGAATCGCTTATTTGGGCCGAAAGAGCCACATCTATTGGCGATTTTGAAATGCATATTGTATCCACCCTTACAAATCGAAGTAGATTTATTCCGGGTATAAATCTGGCCACCAATGTGTCAACTCGAATAATGACGGTGGAAACAGTCGAGGATGTCACCGATGACGAAGGCCGACGTATTCTAAAGATCACAGGTCCTTCATTCGAGAACGTCCTTAGACAAAGAACTGTAGCTTGGAATGATGCTGGAGATTGGGTTAAATGGACTGGGGAAGATGTTCCTTTAGCTCTTCTCAATGCATTATTTAATGATATTTGCGTTACTGGAGTTTTACACGGTGGAGATGTAATCACGCCTCTTATTTTGAGTAGTATTTATCCTGCAGATACCATTGGCGAACCTACTGATGAAATAGTATTTACGCCAGATATCGGCGAACTTTATGATGCAATAAAGGATTTGTCCGATGCGTTTTCTATAGGTTTTCGTTTTACTCGTGACCCATATTTAAATCTTCTACATTTCGATTTCTATATGGGTAGTGATCGAACAACTACTCAGACTACATTACCCGCAGTAGTGTTTAGTCCAGATTTCGATAATCTAAGAAATACAAATCGACTTACATCTACGTCTCTATATAAAAATGCCGCATATGTAATGAATGCGACTTTGCATGAAATTGTGTATGCACTTGACGTAGATCCAAGTGTCGAAGGATTTGAACGTAGAGTATTGACAGTCGTAGGCGACGATGATATGGACTCTGCGGCTTTGATCCGAAAGGGTAAGGATGAACTAGCTAAAAACAGAATGCTTACAGCTCTAGATGGTCAATTGATAGATAACTCGCAGTATATTTATGGCGTTCATTATCATCTTAACGATCTAGTTGAACTTCGTGATGACGATGGCACCACAAGTCATATGCAGGTTACTGAGCAAATATTCGTTAGTGACAAAGAGGGAGAACGTGCATATCCAACTTTGTCTATTAATACGTTTATTACGCCTGGTTCTTGGCTTGCTTGGGACTTTGCAGAAGAGTGGGACGATCTGGACACAGAAGAATGGGACGATCTGCCTTAAGTAAGGATGTGTAGAATGGCTATTGGCGATGATGCTTCTGCGGCCGGATATCCTATCGTTCCAAACACAGGAGAAGAAGGTCGCGTTCGACTAGGGGCTCAAGAAATTAATCGTACTCGAGACGAAGTAGCGCAAGTAAAGGCGTTGGTTCCTGTAGGTAAAGCCAACTTCCGAACAGCGTCAGGAATATCGTCTGGAACTGGTGAACCTTCTGGTGGAAATGACGGCGATATCTATTTTAAGATTCTTCCATAAAGATTGGAGGTGACTCATGACCACCAGCGGTTTTATTCTTGGAGATGCTCTATCTGGCGAACGAGTTTATATGAATTGGCAGTTGGCATCTCAAAATATTCCTGGTAATTATTCCACGGTTAACTGGCAGGTGGGATGGTTATATCCAGTAAGTACATGTCGAGGACTTCGTGCTGGTATTGCTGTAATAAATGATGTATTTATTTATTCGTCGTCAGGTCCTGGCGATAACGTACACGTATTTAGTTCTAGCCACTTAACCCCATCTACTGATCATCCAGTTCTACAAGTCGCTGTTGGCTCGCTTAATATTCCGCACAATACAGACGGAACAAAAACCTTTACTGCAGCGGTATCCATGCGTGGTTGGGAAGGCGGAGGCCCAAACTTCGAATCCAATGGTGCAGATCTTTGGACTCTTCCAACAATTCCAAGAAATCCAAATGCTCCTAGTACGCCAGTATCATTCAACAAAAGTCAAGTATCTATAGTAGTTGAATGGAGTCCTAATCCTGCAGATGGACTTCCAAATACTAGCTATACTGTTAGTTATGGAACCGCCACAGATGCTACTGGAAGTACCACAACTACTAGTGGTACCTCAAAGACTATTACTGGTCTTACCCCTGGAGTAAAATATTACTTCAAAGTAAAAGCTACAAACTCAGTTGGGGATGGCCCATATTCCTCGATAGGAAATGAAACGACAATAGCAGGAGCTCGCGTTTTTAGTTCTGGCGTTTGGAAATCTGCGGTTCCATACGTTAGAAGTGGTGGGACTTGGAAGGTTGCTAGGTCTTGGGTTAAAGTTCTTGGACGCTGGAAGGAGAGTCAGTAACTAATGTTGGACGGCATTCCAATAGCTAATCTAACTTCCGCGACACTTGTTGGTCTTGCCGTCCTTATGGTTTTCTTGGGTTACCTGATTCCCAGGTCAACCTATAAGGAAAAAGCTGCTGAATCTGAGAGATGGCAAAAAGCCTACGAGGCTGAAAGAGATGCTCGAATTGAATCCGATTCACAAACTCGAGAACTTCTTGAACTAGCCAAGTTAACACATTCTGTCATTGTCGCTTTGTTTGAGGCTACTGGCGACCAAAAAAAATCAGGAGGAGCCCATGTGGTTCCGACGAAGAGATAATGATAATGGAGAAGAATCACAGAAAGCTGTGGAAGACGCTGAGGTTCATCTTAATAGGATTAAAAGCCGCAGCCAAGAAATAACCCGTGTTGCTGAGGCTTTACGAGAACTTCGTCAGCAGAATCATTTTGCTGAAGAATTGGAACAAATAGTTCTTAGGGGGAGAGGTAGGTCCGCGTGACACGAGATGTCGATGTTCTTCGTGCGTGGATCAATGTCGTTATAATTATAACGGCCATATGTGTTACAACAGTTCCAATTATTTACTCGTTCTCCCAATGGCAGTTAAGACCGGTTGGTAAGTTGTTTATGTGGCAGGCTATATCTTTTGCTTCAGCATTTGATATAGGCGTATTGTTCACGATTTGGCATCCTGATGCTTTAGTTATTTTCTGGGTAAGTGCTCTAGTGTATACAGGAATAGCCGGATCTACATCTTCAATGGCTTTCTATATTTGGAGAACCAATTCTACAAGAAAGCTGGTATTAAGAATGTTGCTAAATGAGCGTCTATATCAAATGATGAAAAAGGTTGTTCAAATTGGACTTCCTGGTTTCTCAACGCTATATTTCACGTTGTCCTTGATTTGGGGCCTTCCAAACGCGGATAAAGTAAGTGGAACTATGGCTGCAATTGCAGTTTTTCTTGGTATATTGCTTGGATTCTCATCTAAGACGTATAATGAAACTGAATCTCGATTCGATGGATCTCTATTGATTGAAGAGACTGAGGATGGCTCTTCTATGAGAATAAAAGATCTTGATATTCATGCTTTGGACACCAAGAAAGCTCTTGTTTTTAAAATGCTTAGGACTCCACCTTCTCCATAATTCGCGGGCAAAACATCTTCTATAGTGAGACCCTAATAAGGAGGATGTATGTCTGTTGATGATTATGAAAACCCAACAGCGCTTCAAGAAGCTATTAATCGTCTTTTCGTTTGTATGCTAGACGTTGAATGCGATTCAGATGAGTATTCTTTGATGGCGAATCAGCTAGTCAAACTATACAAGATGAAGGAGATTGAGGACCAATTACGTTTGAAAGAGCTTGAGCTTAAAAGTAAGCAGGCGGAAACTGAAGCCGTTTGCGAACTTAGAAGTATAGAGACTCTTTTGAAGCGAAAGGAACTTGACCGACCGAATCGGATTGGTTTGGATACCTGGGCTACTATCGGAGGACACGTACTCGGAATCGTGATCATAGTTGGCTATGAACGAGTAAATGTAATAACTTCAAAAGCTCTCGGGTTTGTAACAAGACTCAAATGACATTTAATCGTTGTTATGGAACGACACAGGGCCCCTTAAACAAGGGCTCTGTGTTTTCTACAAGGATTTTAGTTTTTGCTCGCAAGGTTTACACGGGCTTTAATGAGACCTCTACGAAAGGAATACCAATGATTGGAAAAGTTCTGTTTCATCTCGTCCTGACTGCCCTAACAGGCGGCTTGTGGCTGGTGATACTTGGAATACGTTTCCTAATCAAGTAACTTCTAAGAGATCTAAACCAACAGCCCCTAACACGGGCTTAGGTTTTCGCAAAATTTGCATAGCCTATAATGAGACCCTATAGAAAGGAACATCATGATTCAAGCGCAATGCGTTCTTGTTGACGACGATGGACAGACTATCGTAGTTGCTCTAAAGATGGATTCCGAAGTTCAGTTGATCATATCTCGCCCAGTAAGCAAGGTGGACATCACTTTATCTTGGAACGAAGTTGGAGTGCTAAAAGATCTGTTGGTTCTAGCCGATAACAACGCACACGTGGCGGACATGTAATCCTACTAAATCTCAAGCCAAGGCTCCCTAACAAGGAGTCTGGTTTTGGGTTTTTCCTCGCAGAAATTACGGGGAGTATAGTGAGACCCTAACCTATTAAGGAGAACCAATGAAGAAGATCGACGACGCACTTGTCCAGGCTGCTTCCGAAGGTATCGTCAGTAAGAAAGCACTCACCATCAAACTCGTTGCGATGGCTGCTGCTACTGCTGTCGGTATCGCCGGAACCATATTGGTTCAGCGTGCCATCGAATCCAATTCCCAGGACCCCGAGTAGGAATACAGCCTATAGTCCCTAACAAGGACTTTAGGTTTATCTTTTTACGAAAGGTGGGCCTATGCTAGATTTTGGAGATGCCTTTATCATTGTCTGTAAGACATTTGTAGTCCTAATGGTTGTCGATTTAGTTCTGGTGCTTTTCGTTTGGGGAGCAACTAAGTGGACTAAGGAGAATGACCAACTAGTTGAAGATTACAATAAGAAACTCGAGCGTAAACCTAATGACGAAGAGGAGATGAATAGATTATATGGCGCCCCTTGGTGAACTCGCAAAGCGGTTTGAGAAGTTGGTTACTGACAACTCTCCCTCTATTTTAACTGCAATTGGGGTTACGGGGGCATTGACAACTGCATATTTGACGGGAAAGGCGTCTTTCAAGGCTGCAGATATGATTATGGATGACGAATTTAAAGGAGAGATGGCTGACAACTCAAAGCAAATTAGGAAAGATCGAATAAGACTTGTATGGAAGTTTTATATTCCTGCAGCAGTCTCAGCTACACTGACAGTCGCGGCAATCATTAGCGCCAATCGAATTGGTTCTCGTCGAGCGGCGGCTCTTGCTGTTGCGTATTCTGTATCTGAGAGAGCTTTCGAAGAATATCGAAACAAGGTCGTTCAGCGACTTGGTGATAAGAAAGAACAGTCTCTTCGTGACGAGATAGCCGTAGAACGTATCAATAGAGATCCCGTTGATAATAAGATGGTTATCATTACTGGTCGAGGATCTGTCCTTTGTTACGAAGAGTTCACTGGACGATATTTTAATAGTGATATGGAGGCTCTTCGTAAGGCTCAGAATGACATCAATGAGCAAGTTATTAACGATTCCTATGCAGCATTGTCGGATCTATATACTCTACTTGGACTTCCCCAGACGACAAATTCTGATGAAGTCGGATGGAATCTAGATCGATTGCTAAAGCTAACATATTCTTATGCTGGTGCAGAAGATGGCACGCCATGTATATCTGTAGGTTTCAGTGTCTTCCCAGTTCGTTTCTATAATCGACTCTCTTAAATTAAAAGGATAAGTATATGCTAAAGAAGACCATTACGTATAAGGACCTCGATGGTAACGATGTTACTGAGGACTTTTATTTCAATTTGAATAAGGCAGAGATTGCCGAAATGGAAATGATGGAAGCGGGAGGTCTTTCTACCAAACTTCGAAGGATTGTTGAAACTAACGATCAGCGTGAGATCATGATCGCCTTTAAATCTATCATTATGCAGACGATTGGTCGCCGTTCTGAAGATGGTCGACGATTCGAGAAGTCTGAGAGGATCACTAACGACTTTATGCAGACTGACGCATACTCAGTTCTATTCTTTGAACTCCTTACGAATCCCGTTTCTGTAGTCGATTTCATTAAGGGCGTTGTTCCGGCAGACATCGCAAATAATCTTCCAGGAGATCTTGGGAAGAATCAGCCATCAGCCCCCGAGGTCACTGAAGGAAGCGCTACGACAAAGAAGATTGAGGAATACACTGAGGAAGAGCTCCGTGCCATGCCTTACGAGGAGTTCGAGAAGCTTGTCTCATATGACGTCGGCTCTCTTCCAAAGTCTGTTCTCGTGATTGCCTTGCAGCGACGCTCGGAAGGAAAGTAATAAGGAGAAGATTACTATGCTTTTGAAGGTCGTATTCCATCTAGTCATGACTTGCCTAACGGGAGGTCTTTGGCTTGTTGGCCTAATTATTTGGCGAATTCTTAAGTAATAAAATCGATATGGGGAATCAGCAGTGAAGTTTGAGGGATTGGGTCTCTCTATCAAACTCTGCCCGGATGCTGATTTTAAACGACAGCCGACGTGAGCCCACGCCCCGTCGTGGTAGGAGAAACTGTGCCCGACATCGCATAAAAAACATGGGGTGTTATGAGACCCCTACACAGAAGGAGAACCCCATGACTAAAGCTGAAATCGCTAAAGCGATCGCTGCATTGATTGTCGGTGGGACCACTGCCACTGTTGTCCGAGAGATCATCAAGAACAATGTAGACCCGCAGAAGGTGACCGATAAGGCCGCCGTCATGATTGCGAGCTATGTGATTGGTGCAATCGCTGCGGACGCAGCCAAGCAATGGTCTGACACGAAGATTGATGAGGTAATTGCAAAGTGGCAGAAGTTCGTCGCGGACCGAAACCAGAACGTTTAGATCTCACAAACCAGGCCCCCTAAACAAGGGCTTTGGTTTTATTTTATGAAAGAGGTTTCATGGGAATCGAAGAACTTCCATCTAATAGTCACTCTAAACAACCTCGTGTAAATCCAGCATCAAAGAAGACAGTGGAAAAGGTTGTCACAGGTAAAGTTTTACAACGTAGAATGCCTTTGGGTAAGCGATTTATGCAAACCTTCGTTGCTGAAGATGCAGACAGTGTAGGTCGCTATATTCTTATGGACGTTCTTATCCCGGCGTTTAAGGATGTTATCTCTGACGTAGTTTCTCAGGCTGTCGATCGTACACTATTCGGGGGCAATCGAAATGGCCCAAGGCGTTCAGGTCTACGTGGGAATACAGGAGGACCTGTTAGCTATAACCGATACGCTAGCAGTGGTGGTAGTATCTTCAGTCGTCAACAGCCTCGTGACGAACGTCCGACTATATCTCGTCGTGCTAGAGGATCTCACGACTTTGATGAGATTGTGCTGGCTACACGTACAGAGGCTGATGAAGTTATTGATCGATTGTTTGATCTTATTAGTCAATATGAGCAAGCAACAGTCTCAGATTTGTATGAACTCGTAGGACTTGAGGCTAAGTTCACAGATGAGCGCTGGGGTTGGCGTGAGCTTAAGGGCGCTGGTGTAAGTCGAGTTAATGGGGGATATCTTCTTGATCTTCCAAAACCAGAACAGCTCGACTAAGGCCATGCAATGTCCATGTCGGAGCGCGAGCTCCTAAAACAAGCATATCCATACAGAAAGTGGTATGCCAAAGTCGATAAAATGACCGATGCACAAGTATATGTTACTTTACTTAGAATGATAAAATTAGGGAAGGTTTAACGTGAATCTCAAGCCACTAGCAAACATTGTAACGAGCAAGGTTGGAAGGAAGCTTCTTACCGTTCGTAAGCATTCTCCAGTATTGCTCTTCAGCGCTGGAGTTGTAGGAGTTGTTAGCGCCGCAGTACTCGCCAGCCGAGCCACTCTCAAGCTCGAAGGAATTCTTCAGGAAGCTAATTCGGATTTGGAGAAGGCTCGTAATCTCGATCATGAAGACTACTCTGACGATGACCGTCAGCAGGATGTCGTAAAGATCTATCTTCGGACTGGCTTCCAAGTAACTCGCGCATATGCTCCGTCCGTGGTTATTGGCGTATTGTCTATCGCGGCTCTAACGGGGTCTCATGTGATTCTCACTAAGCGTAATATGGCTGTGACTGCTGCATACGCTGCACTAGATAAGGGATTCCGTGCGTATCGTGAGCGTGTAGCTGTAGAGCTTGGTGTGGATAAGGATCGAGAGTTCCGTTACGGTCTGACCGAGCGTGAGGTGTTTGACGACGAAACAGGTAAAGTTGAGACGGTTAAGGACGTCGTCTCGGACAAGGGCTCTATCTATGCCCGTCTCTATGACGAAACCAATCGTAACTGGGCCAAGACGCACGTAATCAACCAGCTATTTATCCAGTGTCAGCAGCAGTATGCCAACGATAAGCTACGCGCACAGGGGCATCTATTTCTCAATGAGGTCTATGACATGCTCGGGATGGAGAGATCCTCTCCAGGGGCTGTTGTAGGCTGGGTTTGGGATAGTTGCGACGGCTCTGGAGATAGTTATGTGGACTTCGGAGTGTTCGAAGGCGATCGTGAATCGGGTATGCGATTTGTGGCAGGAATTGAGAAGGCTATTTGGCTCGACTTCAATGTCGACGGCGTTATCTATGACAAGATCTGAGGAACCGTCATGAAGAAACTAGTCCTTAGTACTATTGGTGGAGCTCTGGTTGGGGCCGGCATTGGTCTATTTGTGGGACGTATGTTAGCTTTGCGTCATTACGAGGAAATCTTTGAGGAGGCCTTGAATCGAGAGATTGCCGAGACCAAAGCGCATCTTAACGAGGTAACTAAGCGTGAAATGAATCGAACAATTAATTCTGAAGTTGGTATTGAGACCACAACCCAAGATCTGGATCGTATTGTCACTGGTCTTCGTTATGATCTTTCTAAGAACACCAATTCAGGTGTAATCAAGCAGAACATTTTCTTGGATGGTATTAATGATGGAGAAGATGAGGATCATACCGAGGAGGATGCTCATCGAGATAGTAGCAAGCCATATATTATCAGTGTTGATGAATTTATGGCTGGAGATCTCAACTATAGCCAGGTTTCTCTTACCTATTTCGTAGAAGACGATACTTTGGTTGACGACGCAGACAATTCAGTTGAAGATACTGACACATTGGTCGGAGAAACAAATCTTGATCAATTCGGCTATCGTTCCAAAGATCCGAAGATGATCTACGTACGAAACGATATTACTCAAACAGACTTTGAAATTTCTCGTGATGAGCGCTCATACGGCGAAGTCGTGCATGGTGTTATTCCTGAGAAGAAGACTCTGCCGCCAAGGAAGATGCGTCGGGAGTAGAAATGACTGAGCCGCTTGATGAGCTGTATTTCATATGGCTCTATAGTCAAGTCGGCGATCCCGAACTTAAAAGTCCATCCCGAACCTATTGGAAAATCTTAAAGCAACTCTTCACCAAGGAGTTTGTTTGGATTGTCCCTAATGATGATAATCGAATCGAAGACGGTAAGGACTTGAGACTCGAGTTCGTCGCGCATTCAAACTTAACTGATATAGATCAAAACTGGCTTAAACTCGGATGTTCCATGCTTGAGTTGCTGGTGGGGCTATCCCGGAGACTTTCCTTCGAATGTGAGGGCGAGTCCCGGGATTGGTTCTGGCATCTTATGGAAAATCTAGGTCTAAGATATTATAATGATAGGAGCACATATTCAAAAGAACACATAGATGGAATACTCGATCGTGTTATATGGAGAACCTATAATCCCGACGGAGAAGGTGGTCTATTTCCTCTTAGAAATTCGGAGCAAGACCAACGTGGGATAGAAATCTGGTACCAGTTAAGTGCTTATATACTTGAGTTAAATTAAGGCGAAAGGAGGGTTGATGGATTTCTTTCAGATCACTACGAAAGAAGTCAAAGGTAAGGTCGAGTTGTATCCTGACTTCACAGTTGGCAGATCAAAAGATCTGATGATTCGAGGCAAATCATTCTACGCTATCTGGGACGAAGATCGTAATTTGTGGTCTACAGATGAGTATGATGTCCAACGCCTCGTAGATGCAGCCCTAAAAGTCCGTGCAGATGAGCTTATTTCTGGCGGTTCTGACGTTACCGTTAAGTACCTCCATTCGTTTGATAATAATCGCTGGTCTCAGTTCCGAAGGTTCATGCAAAACGTAAGCGATAATTCTCATCAGCTTGATGAGACGCTAACGTTTAGTAATACGGAAACTAAAAAAACAGACTACGTTAGTCGTCACTTATCATATCCTCTACAAGCAGGAGATCATAGTGCTTGGGATGAACTCACGGGGACGCTTTACTCTGAAGAGGAGCGTGCGAAGTTCGAGTGGGCTATTGGTGCTGTACTGTCAGGCGATGCCAAGAAAATCCAGAAGTTCTTGGTCTTTTACGGTGCGGCCGGCACCGGGAAATCTACCATTCTCAATATTATACAGCGACTCTTCGACGGTTACTATGTATCTTTCGAAGCGAAGGCGCTTGCAGGTAATAACAACACCTTCGCTACTGAGGTATTTCGCAGCAACCCGTTGGTTGCAATCCAACACGATGGCGACCTCAGTAAGATTGAAGATAACACCAAACTGAATTCAATTATCTCGCATGAAGATATGACCATGAATGAGAAATACAAACCTAGTTATACTTCAAGAATTAACGCATTTCTTTTCATGGGTACTAATAAACCAGTTCGTATCTCTGACGCTAAAAGTGGAATCATTCGTAGGCTTATTGATGTAAATCCTACTGGAAAAATATTCCCAGTAAATCACTACAATACTTTAATGTCTAGAATTGATTTCGAGCTGGGAGCTATTGCGCATCACTGTTTAGAAGTCTATCGGTCTATGGGGAAGAATTATTATAACGGTTATCGCCCCCTTGAGATGATGTTTCAGACAGATGTATTCTTTAATTTCGTTGAGGCTAACTACGATATATTCAAATCTCAGGACGGGATTTCTCTAAGACAAGCATACGCCCTTTACAAGGAGTATTGCAATGACACCGGAATCGAATTCATCCTCCCCCAGTACAAGGTTCGAGAGGAATTGCGAAATTATTTTGCGACGTTCCAAGATCGAGCTAATATTGGCGGGGTCTTTATTCGCAGTTATTACTCTGATTTCACTGTTGAACATTTTAAGAGTCCCGTTCCTCCTGCTAGGGATATCTTTAGCTTGGTTCTTGACGAGAATATATCATTATTGGACTTGGAACTTGGTGATCAGCCAGCTCAGGAAGCTAAGGACGATGGAACCCCCAGCTCGCGATGGGCAGTAGTCAAGACCACTCTCGCTGAAATTGACACATCAAAAGTCCATTTTGTAAAGGTTCCAGAGAATCATATCGTGATTGACTTTGATATACGGGGTGGGGATGGAGCAAAGTCACTCGAGCTTAATCTCGCAGCTGCTAGCGAATGGCCACCTACCTATGCAGAACTCAGTCGATCCGGGTCCGGAGTGCACTTACATTATTACTTCACAGCGGACGTGCACGATTTGGCTAGAGCATATGACGATGGAATTGAAGTCAAAGTGTTCGTCGGGGATTCGTCTCTTCGACGACGGTTGTCCAAATGCAATAACGTGCCCATTTCGTCAATAGATGGCGGCCTCCCTCTTAAGGAGAAGAAGGTGCTTCAAGCAACTACGATCCAAAGTGAGAGGGGGCTTAGACATCTGATCACTCGTAACTTGAATAAGGAAATCCATCCAGGAACTAAGCCATCCATCGATTTTATTAGACATATTCTTGAGGAAGCATACGCTTCAGGAATGACTTATGATGTAACTGACATGCGGCCTAGAATTATGGCGTTTGCTAATAACAGTTCACATCAGCCCCTGGAGAGTTTGAAGATCGTCCAGAAGATGCGATTCAAGTCGGAAGATGAGACTGTACCTTTCGATCCTCCGTATACTAAAGAGCCGACTCAGGACGAACGTCTAGCATTTTATGACGTAGAGGTCTATCCCAATCTATTTGTGATTTGTTGGAAATTCCAAGGCGACTCCAATGTTGTCCCAATGATTAATCCAACACCGCAAGAGGTAGAGGGTCTATTTAAACTAAAGCTCGTAGGCTTCAACAATCGTCGTTATGACAATCATATCCTGTGGGCAAGATTTATGGGTTATGACAATGAGCAACTTTACAAGCTCTCCATGAAGATCACCGATGGCAATGTAGGCGCCATGTTTGGAGAGGCCTATAACCTATCATATACTGACATTTATGATTTCAGTTCAAAGAAGCAGAGTCTTAAGAAGTTCCAGATTGATCTCAGTATTCGTCACATGGAATTGGATTTTCCTTGGGACCAACCAGTAGATGAAAAAAATTGGCCAAAAGTCGTTGAGTATTGCTGCAACGATGTTATTTCTGAAGAACTTGTCTTTGAATCTAGAGAACAGGATTTTGTAGCCCGACAAATTCTATCAGATCTTAGTGGTCTGACAGTTAACGACACTACTCAGAAACATACTGCGGCGATTGTATTCAATAGAGATCGAAATCCTCAAAGGAATTTCATTTACACGGATCTCTCTAAGGAGTTTCCAGGGTATGTCTACGAGCGAGGAGTTAGCAAATATCGAGGAGAAACCGTCGGAGAAGGCGGATACGTGTATGCGGAACCGGGCATGTATAGCAATGTCGCTGTATTGGATGTCGCCTCCATGCACCCCACCTCTATCAAATTGCTTAACCTATTCGGAGAATACACGAGTAACTTCGATGCGCTGACAGCAGCACGCCTAGCAATCAAACGAAAGGACATAACATCAGCCAAAAAAATGCTCGGTGGGAAATTGGCTCCTTACCTCGCAGACCCTCAAGGAGCAGATGCGCTGTCTTATGCTCTGAAAATCGTAATCAATATTGTTTATGGTTTGACGTCAGCGAAGTTCGACAATCCTTTCCGGGACAGTCGGAACAAGGACAATATCGTGGCGAAGCGTGGTGCTTTGTTCATGATCGATCTGAAGCATGCGGTTCAAGATCGGGGATTCTCGGTAATTCATATTAAGACCGACTCAATCAAGATTCCGGATGCGACGCCTGAGATTATTTCATTTATCAGGGAATTCGGATCAAAGTACGGCTATACTTTTGAGCATGAGGTTACTTACGATCAGTTCTGTCTTGTGAACGATGCCGTATATATCGCTCGAGTTGATGAATGCCTTATTCCACATTGGACTGCAGTGGGTGCGCAATTCCAACATCCCTATGTATTTAAGACATTATTTACCAAGCATGAGCTCACCTTCGATGATTACTGCGAAACTAAGTCAGTAGTCCAAGGTGCAATGTATCTGAACTTTGGCCTTGAGGAACCTATGGCTCTTGCGGTCCAGGACATGCATTTCGTTGGAAGGACTGGCCGATTTGTCCCTGTAAAGCCTGGATATGGTGGTGGAATCCTGTATCGGGTCAAGGACGGAAAGAATTATGCCGTAACGGGTACTAAGGGATATTTGTGGTTGGAGGCTGAGCACGCAAAAAATCTTTCTGCAGATGCTATCGACATGACATATTTCGAGCGTCTTTCGGATGAATCAATGAAAGCCATTGATTATTGGGGGCCATTCGCAACATTTGTTAGATAGGAGCTTAAATGGATCTAAATGATTACTTAATTGTACACATTCTTGGGAAGATTCAAATTCATCACAAGAATTGCCATCTTTCAAATACTTTAGTAACTGAATGGACTGAAAAACGGCCAGGAGCAATGGCTTTTAAAACTGTTATTGATCTAATTGAGGCCCATGAGGAAAAATTCCATAAATCATAGGAGTAATCATGGCTCGAGATACTGCGTTATTGGAGATTTTCTATACGCTACGTAGACTATTTAATAGAGACCCATCGAATCGAGAAATCTTCGAGTTCATCCAGTATAATCGGACTAGAGTGAGACATAATGATTAATAATGTTCCTGTATTTCTTGATTCAGATCCTGATAACATAGTAGGTTATGCTCGGATTGAAAATCATAAAGTCTTGATTACTATGGATTTTATGGAGACTCTTAATACTTTAGAGGCACTAGCTCAAGTAAATCTTGTTGAAGGTATTGTGCTAGGAGTAAAATATCGAAAAGCGGTATCGGCATGAGTCTTGACGATGAAGATCGATTGATCCTAACAGAATCTGATGCTGAGACTCATGTAGAAGTTCCTTTAGTTCTTTATGTGGGAAACGAGAGGCATGTTATTGGAACTGCTACTGTGAAAGGTTCCGTAGTAACAGCTTCGATAGGTGAAGACATCTCTGAGGAAGTTATGGATTTACTTCATTTACGTCCTTCAGAGGGACAATTTAGTTTGGGTTTTAATGAAGGCCCAGATCCTTTTCGGAGATCAACTCCTCCAAAAATCCTACTTCCACTTGATTTGAATGAACAAATTTATAGGAATGAAAATGGCCGATAATGCAAGTATCACTAATCTAACAAATGCCGTTAAGGATCTTAACGCAAATGTTAAGCGTTTGCATTTGGTTCTTAATGCTATTAATGACAACTTCGTGACTGTCTTTCGTACGATGTCTCCTGCTTATTCAGATCCTTCGAGCACAAATAAGGACAAATAATGGTTCGAGTTGAAGGCACAGCTCTGTTTGAGAATGCTCGCATTGTATTCCGAAACTTCGCTGGAAAAGAGGGCCCTTATAATCGCGAAGGAGATCGAAACTTCTGCGTGCTTCTCCCTGAAGATACTGCCACTCAAATGCTTGAAGATGGTTGGAATGTCAAGGCTCTGAAGTCTCGTGAGCCTGGAGACCCCGATCAGCCTTATATTCAGGTAAGTGTCTCGTTTAAGGGAAGACCCCCTAAGATCGTCATGATTACCTCAAGGGGTCGGACCGATATACCTGAAGATGCTGTAGAGCTCTTGGATTGGGCCGATTGTCGAGTTGTCGATCTAATCATTCGTCCTTATAACTGGGAAGTTAATGGGCGAGGTGGAGTAAAAGCCTATCTCAAATCCATGTTCGTTACCATCAACGAAGACTATCTTGAGCAGAAATATTCGGCTGTGCCTGAAATCGGGTCTTCGGACTATATCGATGGAGAAGTCCTAGGTGAAATTGTTGGTCGAGACCCACTAGAGATTGAGGCATTTTAATATGGTCCAAATTCTCGTCGGTGCTTTCATTGCTTTTTCTGGAATTATTGTAGGATTTGCAATGGGAAAATTCGACAAGCAAAATAAGGATGCTAAATAATATGGTCAATTGGTCATGGATACCCTTCAGCGTAATCTTGAGCTTTATTCTAGGATTCATCATTGCCTCTATTAGGGCCGGAAAAATCATCAGGGAACTAATGGACCAACATGCTGAATGGCACGATATGCTTAACAAATGGAATAAGCAATGAAACTCATCTGGCTATATCACCCTCTTCGAATGTGGCATATGCTTTGGGGTTTTTGCCCTCTATGCAACTCCTCGCCTCCCGATCCTAAATGCATTATTTGCCGAGGCACATACAATTACGGCCCATTGCTAACAGACATTGAAGCAAAGCAATGGCAAATTCGATTTGAAGAATGGCACAACCAGCACCGTCAAAATTACTGAAAGAGGAGTTATGGCACTCATTGTCAGGCGCTTTATGCACGTCCCCTTGTATGTGGTGGGCGTAGAGGTCACTTCTGAGAATATGGCTGAAGTAGCCAAGTGGTGCGAAGGGACAATGAGCGAAGTTAATGGCATTCCTTACATCAAGGTCGCCACTATTCGACCTCTCCGTGTCCGTCAGACTCAGGCCTTCGTAGGGGACCACGTTCTCAAGACCCAGGTTGGTCTTAAGTGTTACACGCCAAAGGCTTTCGCCAGGGCTTTTGTGCAGGCTCAGGAAGATCAGAGTGATCCTAAGGCCGTAGAGTTGCTTGAGCGCATCTTTATGAAGCAACCTTAGTTAAGGACTTCTATGGAACCAATAGACGGATGGGAGAGTGTTATGGGAAAGGTTCCTAAAGGAGTTAGTGGCAAGTCTCTTGGTAACAAAGACAACTCCAAGAGAGGTCGAAATCTTGGAGGCCCGCCAAGGAAGGGATGTCCTTTCTTAATTATAATGTTTCTTAGTGTTCCTATCGGGGTTTTTACACTAGGATATTGTCTCGCTCAATATATCATTTAATTGGCTAAGGGTGGGCGAAAGTCTGCCCTTTCCCGGGGTGGTGACCTATTGGTAAGGGTGAATGACGAGCGTCAACGTTATTGAAACTGGGTTCGATTCCCAGCTGCCTCACTTCGCAATACAAACATATCCTATAATGACCGATGGACCCACGTTAAAGTCATCACCAAGTCACTCTTAATGCTGTCGAGACCTACAGATCGCAGAGTGATAAGGCAGGATCGTAACGTCTGAGTCCCGGAGAACAAGGTGGTCGTGCATGCCATCTTGTTTTAACCATCTACCAAGGAGGAACTGTGACCGACAGAAGCCCTGAACCCGGAGACCTTGTACAAGTAAAACCACAGACATCATTGCTCGGAAAAGTCATTTGTGTCTATACTATGGCCAATGGCACAGAATGGATTGAGATTCTTTGGCCATCTGGAGTAGTAGCTCATTATGAACGTGCGCAGTTTCAAACAGTAGTGACTGCGAATAATCTAAAACGAATCGAAGAATTAGAGTCACGAGGCCTCGCAGAAATTACAGGGCATATAATGAGGTAAACCCCTGGAGGAAGTAGAAGACTGCCAATTCAGGAGGCCCTCAGTAATGGGATAAGGCTACGTATAAGCTGCGTAGCCTTATTCTTTTATCTTTCGCAATATATGCAAACATTCTCAATTTTATTAAGGAAAACGAAATGAATGAAAAAACTTTTCTCAAAATGATAGTTACACTTATTGCTGTTTTGACTATAATAGGTATTTTAACGTGGTTTATTATATAGCCTCGCAAGGAATACATCGCCTATTATGAGACCTAATCTACCGAAAGGAAGAATCATGGACACAAACACTGTAGTTGTAAGTGCTGCGATTGGCGCTATTGCAGCCACCGTTATCACCTTGACTGTACACAAGGCCCAGAAAGTTAAAGACGCTAAGGAGCACGCCTCCGAAGTACTTGAAGCTGCTGGCCGTGGACGCATTCAAGGATGGTTCGAAGGCCGCGAGAGCGTACTGCAGAACTTCCAGAACACAGTGGAGCCTGCCCATTTCACCGACCGGTAATTCTCAAACAAGCTCTGCCTGTAACAGGGCATCTTGTTTTACTCGCAGCCGTTACATATAGTATTATGAGGAGCTGTATGCTCAATACACTTTATCAAGCGGAGCTCACAAGCTCTTTGATTGTCGCAAAAGTTACATACGCTATTATGAGACCCTATTAAGGAGAAAGTATGCTAACAGAACTTGAGATTCATAAGATTGTTGACAGTTTGAACAATAAGCAAACGGACAGACTTATTAGGTCTGGCTTGGATGTTGAAACCTTCCTTGCCCAGACTGAAGAAATGTGCGTTACCTTTGAAATGAGCTGTTATGATCATCTACTCAGAAAGATGGCGCAGACTTCCGTATAGACTCATCAGAGACCCTAACAAGGTCTCTGGTTTATCTTGAATGAAAGGGAGACATAAAATGTTTAATATCACATTGCAAGTTGCTCAGGTTCTTGGTTTCGCAATCATGGGTGCAATTGGTGGAGCATGTGTTGTAGTTCTATTCAAGAAAATCGGAGCCCATAATTAATTATCGAGGATGTATAAAAAATATGGAAGAAAGTGAGTTTCTTTGTAGAGTTTTAGATACTCGAATCTGTCCTAAAACTTTCGGAATGCATTGTGATGATTTTCCTTATCCATGTGCTCGTTTCGAATCAGAGGCCGAATGGCCTTGGACTGAGGAGTGGAAATGACACCTATATACGATCAACTACTTTGGGAATACGTTGACAGAAATGACACCACCTTCGAGACCCGACATGGTTCATTGGAAATGCAAACTGACATACCTGGAGGTGGCACGCGGAGTGAGACATGTCATACGATCACGATTCAACAAAAAGAGGTTATATGTCTCACCCGACCTTACTCTATCCCCATCAACAAGACGCCCTCCAACGCCTCGACAACGGAAAAATTCTTTGGGGGGGCGTCGGCACCGGTAAGTCTCTCGTCGCGGCGGCGTACTACGCGGAAAAAGAAAGCCCAAAAGACGTTTACGTCATCACAACAGCGAAAAAACGCGATTCAGTCGAGTGGGAGGGTGAGTTCGCTAAGTATGGTACCGGGAAATCCCTTGGGACTACCACGAAAGGCGTTCTCACAGTCGACTCCTGGAACAATATTGGAAAATATAGGAAAGTCAAGGAAGCCTTCTTTATCTTTGATGAGCAGCGACTTGTCGGATCAGGCACGTGGGTTGCTTCTTTCGTTGAAATCGCTAAGGCTAATCGATGGATCTTACTTACCGCCACACCCGGCGACAATTGGCTTGATTACATACCAGTCTTCATCGCCAACGGATTCTATAAGACTCGTACCGAGTTTAAACGAGAACACGTAGTATATAAGTCATATAGTAAGTTCCCCAAGGTAGAGCGTTATACCGGCCTAGGATCGCTTGTAAGGCACCGGAATTCGTTGTTGGTAGAGATGCCCTACCTCAGACATACGGTTCGGCACTCTACCAACATTCCAGTAGAATTTGATAAAGAACTATTTAATAAGGTGGTGAAGCGAAAGTGGCATGTTTACGAGTATCGACCTCTGAAGAATATAGCGGAATTGTTTCTTGTGATGAGGAAGGTTGTGAACTCCGATTCTTCTCGATTGAAGGCCGTCTTGGAACTCCTCTCGGTCCATCCTCGACTGATTGTCTTCTACAACTTCGACTACGAGCTGAACTTGCTAAGGGGCTTGACGTCCCTGTTGAACTCCTTGGAGAATCCAATCCAGACATTGAACAATATCGTAATTCATCCTTCAAACTCGAAAAGAATTGATAAAGAATGTCAAATACAATTGGGTGTCAACACAACATCATCGCCACTGGATTCAATGGAAATACTAACGAAGCATTCGTATATTGTACCAGCTGTGACTCAATCATGCCAAAAGAAAAACTCCTTGGACTGCGTTACGAACAAGACACCACATATGACACTTGGCGTCGAGTTCCAGATAGCGGAATGGAACGACGGCAAATCAATTTCGACGACATCATCGCATTCAGAATCGGAGATCAGCACTATCGACCCGAAGATGTTCAAATCATTCTCCGTGGCGGAGTGGAACGGCCACAAGCATGAGGCTATTCCTGAGACTGAGTCGTGGTTATATCTCGTTCAGTATTCAGCGGGTGCGGAAGGATGGAACTGTACGAGTACTAACGCGATGATCTTCTATTCGCTGACATACTCGTACAAACTATGGCATCAGGCGCATGGTAGGATAGATCGGTTGAATACAGACTATTCGGACCTGTATTATTACACCTTGATGAGCGATTCTGTAATCGATAAAGCGATAGCAGAGTGTCTCTCAAACAAAAAAAGCTTCAATGAATCAGGATATATGCGGTCAAAACCTAGCTAATGAGGTCAAAGGAGTGACGAAACGTATCAAAACTGGACATAGGAGTGACGAATTAGTCGATATGGGTTATGAGGTTACAAAATAGACACCCTAAAAATCCGGCATTTCGCAGCGGCCCTGGCGAAACGGACATATTGTCTGCCATATCCTAGAAAAAACTATATAAAACTTTCTACACGGAGTTAGTTGTTATAGGGAATCCTCATAACAAGTGTGTTAAATTAAAAAGTTTTTTCGAAAAATTCTTGGATTTGGCAGAGGAGTCACTTTGCAAGTTTGGCAAGATATTCCGGATTTTTATGGTTATTCCGTAAGTAGGGCTGGAGGAATTCGGAATAATAAAAGTGGCCGTATTCTTTCTCAAGTCATCACGGAGCGTGGTGTATACGTCAGTCTTTCGCGAGGAAATATTCAGTATAACCGAATGGTCTCACGATTAGTGGCTGAGGCTTTCTTAGAACTTCCAGAACTTCCACATCATCGTGCAACATTCACAACACCCATTAATCTAGATGGAGATCGATCAAACAATTGTATTGACAATTTACTATGGAGGCCTCGTTGGTTTGCTGTTAAGTATCATCAACAATTTAGAAGATATTGGGTAGAAGACTATTTAATTCTAAATCGAGATACTGGAGAACTTTTTTATAGCTTACTTGAGGCTGCTAAGGCTTACGGAATTCTTGTTGCAGATATTTTGATAGATATGACTAATCAAGTTAGTAATGGCGTTTGGCCTATTGGCCATCATTTTGAAATACCATATAACAACACGCGGAATAATCGCAGACTATAATAGAAGGGACAGAATAAAGCCTTTTTTACACGCCCTCTCAATTTAAGCATGGAGATATCATGTTAGAGAGAGTATATCAAGCCCGTCTTATTAAGAAACTTCGTATTATGTTTCCGGGCTGTGTGATTTTAAAGAACGATTCGAGCTATATCCAAGGTATTCCTGATCTTACAATTTTATGGGGTACTTGCTGGGCTATGCTTGAAGACAAAGCCAACACGAAGTCTATCGTTCAGCCTAATCAGCCTTATTATGTAGATCTATTGAACGATATGTCCTTCGCGGCGTTCATCTGTCCTGAGAACGAAGCTGAGGTCCTTTATGAACTTCAACAAGCATTCCAATCTATTAGGGACTCACGCGTTTCTTAGTGCGAGTAACTATCATTGGATAAATTACGATCCAGAGAAATTAGATAGAACATTCTTGGCTTCGATGGCGGCAAAGCGTGGAACTGAATTACATGTCTTTGCCCATGAGGCGATTCGTTTGGGAGTAAGGTTGCCTACTTCCAAGAAGACTCTTAATCTTTACGTAAACGATGCTATAGGCTATCGTATGACGCCTGAACAGACTTTATTCTATTCGGTTAATGCTTATGGCACTGCTGATTGTATTGGGTTTCGGCACGGTAAGCTTAGAATTCATGATCTTAAAACTGGGGTTATCGAAGCTTCCGTACATCAGCTTGAGGTTTATGCTGCATTCTTCTGTCTTGAATATAGAATGAAACCCACAGAGATTTCAATAGAACTACGTATCTATCAAAGTAATGAAGTTCGCATTTATGACGGAGACCCCGACGTCATAACTCACATTATGGACAAGATTATTACTTTTGATAAAAGAATCATGGAGATCAGAAGGGAGGCTGCAGCATGATCATACAAGAAACTGATTATCTAGCTCATTATGGTATACTTCGGCGTTCTGGTCGCTATCCATGGGGTAGTGGTGGTAATGTCGCGCAACGTAGTCGTAGCTTTCTAGATCTAGTTCGTGAACTTCGTGGCAAAGGTCTTACCGAAAGACAAATTGCCGAAGGCTTTTCTATGACTACTACTGAACTTCGTGCCGCAAATTCGATTGCACGAAACTCTGCTAAGCAAGCAGACATTGGTATGGCTCAACGTCTTAAAGACAAAGGCATGTCTAATATTGCTATTGGGCAAAGGATGGGTATTAACGAATCTTCTGTCCGTGCTCTTCTTACGCCAGGAGCGAGAGATAAGGCGGACAATCTTGCTGCTACATCTAATATGCTTAAAACTGAAGTTGATAATCGTGGTTTTATTGATGTTGGTATTGGGGTTGAAAGACACCTAGGAGTTAGCCGTAGCAAATTAGATGTTGCTATAGCCAGACTAAAAGAAGAAGGTTATCAACTTCATTCTGTCCAGATTGATCAACTGGGCACAAATACAAAGACCACAATCAAAGTACTTGCGCCTCCAGGTACGACATATCGTGATATTGCTAGTAATAGAGATAAGATTGCTTCTATTGCCAATTATTCAGACGATGGTGGTCGTTCTTATACGGTGCTTCAACCACCATTATCATTAAGCTCTAAGCGTGTCGGAATTAGATATGCCGAAGATGGTGGGGCAGATTCCGATGGTGTAATATTTGTTCGACCTGGTGTTGAAGATGTATCTTTGGGCGGCTCACGTTACGCACAGGTTCGTATTGCAGTTGATGGGACGCATTACATCAAGGGCATGGCTATGTATAAAGAAGGTCTGCCTAATGGAGTAGATGTTGTCTTTAATACAAATAAATCTAGTACTGGTAATAAACTTGATGCGCTAAAGCCTCTTAAGACTGACAAAGAGACTGGACAAATTGATTCCGATCTTCCTTTTGGATCTGTTCTACGTAGACAGATCACAAAGACTAACTCTGATGGTAGTAAAACAGTTTCTTCAGCAATGAATATAGTTAATGAAGAAGGAAACTGGGAAACTTGGTCTCGTAGTCTTTCGTCTCAAGTGTTGTCAAAACAACGCCCTTCACTAGCGCAAAGACAATTAAGTCAAGTTCAAATCAATAAACAAAAAGAACTTGATGAGATCACAAATCTTACCAATCCTGCTGTAAGACGAAAACTTTTAAAAGAATTTGCTGATTCGGCAGATGCTGCTTCTGTACATCTTAAAGCTGCTAATCTTGACCGACAGGCTAATTATGTAATTCTACCTGTAAACACAATGAAAGAAACTGAAGTTTATGCCCCCGCCTATCGTAATGGTGAAAAAGTAGTTTTAATTCGTCATCCTCACGGTGGTATCTTTGAGATTCCAGAACTAACAGTTAATAATCGTCATCCAGAAGCAAAGAAGCTTTTGGGTAGTGACGCACCTGATGCTATTGGAATTAATCATAAGGTCGCGCAACGTTTGTCTGGTGCGGATTTCGATGGTGATACAGTTCTAGTAATTCCTAATGACAAACGCCATATCAAGACTGCGCCCGCATTGGAAGGCTTGAAGAACTTTGATCCTTTAGCATCTTTCCCTGGTCATCCGGGTATGAAGGTTATGTCTGCTCGTACTAAAGGATTTGAAATGGGTGACATCTCAAATCTAATTACGGATATGACAATTCAAGGTGCACCTCATACTGAGCTAGCAAGAGCGGTTCGTCATTCGATGGTAGTTATTGACGCTGAGAAACACGGTCTTGATTGGAAAGCGTCTGATGAAGCCAATGGTATCTCACAGCTTAAGATCAAGTACCAAGGCAAAGCCGATGCTGGTGCATCTACACTGATCTCAAGAGCAGGCTCTCGTAAGGATGTCTTGGCAAGGAGACCTCGCTCTGCATCAAAAGGTGGTGCTATTGATCCTGCTACGGGTAAGAAGATATTCGAGCCTACTGGTGAGAGTTGGAAGAACACTAAGGGTAACATAGTTTTTAGGACTGAGCGTTCTAAGAAGCTGGCAGAAGTAGACGACGCACGTAGTTTAGTGTCTGCTAATGGCGGCACTAAGATAGAAGCCATCTATGCAGAGCATTCTAATCAAATGAAAGCTCTTGCCAATAAGGCACGTCGTGAACTATTAGCAACTAAGTCTACCCCCTACTCACCTTCTGCAAAAGCCGCCTATGCAAAACAAGTGGCATCTCTTGATGCTAAGTTGAATGTCGCTTTAAGGAACGCCCCTCTAGAAAGACACGCCCAGGTTATTGGATTTGCTATTGTGTCCCAGAAACGTCAGGCAAATCCCGATATGGAACCCGAGGATTTTGTAAAAATTAAGGCAAAAGCATTGAATGATGCTAGAGCCCGAACTGGTGCAGGAAAGATCCGTATTGAAATCTCCGACTCTGAATGGCAAGCTATTCAAGCCGGTGCTATTAGTAATGAAAAGCTAACCAAGATTCTAGATAATTCTGATACCGAACGTGTTAAGGCGTTAGCTACACCAAAAAGCAAGCTTTTGATGACGGATTCAAAGACAGCCCGTGCTCAAGCCATGCTAGCAAGAGGATTAACTCAAGCTGAAGTAGCTGATGCTTTAGGTGTATCACTAACAACATTGAAAGATAGTCTTAAGTAAGGAGGATCTAATGGCTGTACATATGCTAACAACTGATGACAATCCATATGATCCCTTTACACAATGGAATCAGTGGTACACGTATGATGAAACATCTGGCCATCATACAACTGGATTACTTGCAAGAATTGTGAAAACGTCACATCATCTATCTGATGCTGATCAAGATAAAGCAATTGAAGATGCGATGCAAGAGATCGTTGACTTGAATGCTTCTGGTCTTCATAGGCTAGTGACTGAGGATATTATTTTAGGATAGGGGGGAGGGTGTCTCTTTAGATACCCCCCATCTTTTAT